TCTCAGGCATTCTGTGTCTTTGCTAAAAGACCCTATTATCAATATATATGGGGAAACTTAAGTCCAGTATCAATGAGAAGAGAACATCTAGTTAATTATGGTGATATCAAAGCTTATACTAATGAGTATAGGGCTATCGATGACGCATTAAAAGCAGCTTAGTTGGAGCGAGGTGATTAAGTTAGAGGGGTGAAAACCCCTCTTTCTTAAATCTTAAGTTAAAGTATTATCTCTAGCTTTGTACCATTCATTTGTTTCTAACCATTCTTCATGGGTAGACATCATAACATCAGCTTTTCTCCATGTACAGCATATATCAATAGAGCTTATCTTTATATAAACATCTTTACCTTTAACTTTCCAAGTTTGATTTGTCTCTAATTCTTTAAGATCAATGGTTGCTAAAATAGGCATTCTCCACATATCATCTTCATGTGTAACTGTAACTTGATCCATATCTCTTATAATATCAAGAGCATTCATATCTATTAGGTCTGCAAAAGGTTGTGTTGCATTTATAAACTTTCCTGTATCCATACAGGTTACTAACTGCATCCTGCTATGATCCAACTCTATTGTTGGAGGTTGATTTGAATGTTGTTCTAATTCTTTAATTTGTCTATCTTTATTTTTAAGAGCATCATCCTTATACTTTAACTGCTCAAGCAAAAGCTTGTTAGTCGAAGTCAAAGTATCTATAAGATCTCTTGTAGTAGTATTTGATGTCATTAATGGGTCTTCCTGAATTATTTCATCTAACGGTTCTAGTTTTATCTCATCTTGATTTTCAATAACCTTATGACCCAAACTGTTGCAAACTGCTATAAAGTTACCTCTTCTTATAGAATTTACCTGACCAGTTCTCCAGCGATAAACCATACCTCTAGATACACCACATTTATCTGCGATTTCTCTATCTGTCAACGAGGACAGCCTAATTAAAGACTGTAATTCTTCTATTGGATACTTTCCCATAGTATGAATATTATTAAAATTTTCTTCTCTAAGCACATAACAATTTAGTACACTTTGGTATAATTAACCTTGTACAATATTGTACACTTTCGTATATTTATAGGCCTGTTAATTCAGGCTTAAGGTACTTTAAAATTGGGTTTCAAAGCCCCAATAACACAATACATAATAAAATAAAAAGGAGTCAAGAATGAAGACGTTATACTTCGATCTTGAGCATGGTAGTCAGACCCTTGGAGGTCAGTCAATAATTAAGAAATTATTTGGCTATGAGATGCTCTCACCAGGTTCTTGGACCGCATTCCAAAACGTAATTGGATCCATATATACTAAGGGATACAAGGATGTTGAAAAGAGAATTGGGAATATGGTTATCAAAGAATCTCAAGAAACAGTAGTAGTTCGTGATAAAACTACTCAAATAGATGCAATAGTAATCGACACTTTCAGTGAACTAAGTAAAAAGTTTATGAGAGAACTTGCTGGAGAAAAAGGCAAGATGCAGTTACAGAGTTGGGGTATGCTTAAAAATAAACTAGATAGCTGTTTGGATTTTATTACAAAAATCCCTGGTGTAGTAATATGTAATTGTCATGGGAAGATTCAAACAATGGATGATGGTGTTAATAAAATAATACCATATATCGATGGATCAACTAAGGAAGACATATCAAAATGGTTTGACTTTGTATTCTACACAGGGACAATTGTAGATGGCAAAGGAGATCGTACATACATATGGCATACAGCGAGAACTGAAAAATACGATAATGCGAAAGATAGAACTGGATTATTACCAGTTCAAATGGAACAAAACTATCAAGTTGTTCTTGAAGCGGCAGCTAAAAGAGAATTTGATGGTGCAAAGATATTAGTAATTGGTAGTCCAGGTTCAGGTAAGACATATAGTCTTCAAACCTTAAACACACCTCTTACTAATAATGAGAGTCAACATGTAAAAAATAATAGCGTAGGAGTAGCAGCATGAGATCAATAACAATAAAAACAGGTGGTGGTGGAAATTCTGCTTATGATGAAGGATGGCATGAATTTACTATTAAAACAGCAAAATATGCTAAAGGTGAAGGAAGTCCCTTCTTAGTGATGACATTCGAGGATGCTCCAGAAACATTCAGTTGTAGAGTGTATGAGCAAAAGAATAAAGAAGGCGAAGAGTTTGCAATAGCAAATGTATTTCGTTTTGCGAATGCAGGATTAAGTGAGGAAGTACTTACTTCTTCAGATGGCACTAACAATGTAACCATTCAGCTTGATGATAAACCAGAGCACTTAATTGGTAAGAAATTAAATGTGCTTGTGTACAAAATCGAGAATAATGATGGAACATTTAGTAGATGCTTTAAACAAGTAGCACCAACTGCATTAACTGGTGTTGTTGAAACCTTTACAGACAGTGATGTTCATTATCACAAAGGTAGAGCTGTAAAGCAATTTAATAGCTACACACCTAATGAAGCAAAATTCAATGCTTTAGATGAACGTACAGGATTACCTGTATCAGGTGCAGGAGTAGCTACATCTACACCTAACGGTACGGCTGAACCAGCAATGGCTACAGCGACCGAAGACATTCCTTTCTAACTTAGAGGAGAGAGGATAACTAATAGGGAGGTTGCGGAGTCGAGGCCAATGCCTCCCTATATAGAACAAGGAGAGATATGCGTAAAAGTATTAAAACTATAGAATCATTAGTAACAGAGCTATTAAGAAAACACCCTCACCTAAGAGATAGCGATAGAAAGTTAGTATCAACTGTGTGGTGGAGAAGAATAGGTGAATCAATTGAATTTTTAAATGCACAAGATGTGCTTAAAATGTATGCAGATGGCGATTTGCCTGATGTTGATAGTATTACAAGATGTAGAAGGAAGCTACAGGAAGTTAATGAATCGCTAAGAGGTACCAAATGGGAGTCGAGACAAAAACGACAAAGAAATGTAATCAATGAATTAAAGGAAATAGCTGCATGATAAAAGAAATGGCATTATCATTAACAAATAGACATCATTTCATAGATGAAGCAAAGCTTGGTGATTGGCAAAAATTAGCCAAAGACACCTTTGTATCATTATATGATTATGATGAACATGTAATCGAGTATGTGAAAAACAAAGGAAGTTTATCAGGTTATGATGGCCTTATATACATGCCTGATGAATTTATATTAGATGTTGACGGATCTTCACCTAAAGCTGCAAGAGAAAAAACAATAGGTTTAACACTCCTCCTCAAGGACCTGACAGTCCCCTATAATCTATATTTCTCTGGGACTGGCTTCCATGTGGGGATCCCAGCATCTGCATTTAGATGGAAACCAAGTAAGGATTTACATATCAATGTTAAGGCAGCATTGTTAAATGCTGGAATATTTGAATATGCTGATCCATCTGTTACAGATAAGATTAGAATAGTCAGATTAAATAATACTATGAATATGAAATCTAAACTATGGAAGCAATGCATACCTGAATCATACTTATACGATCCAGAGGACATTTTCTTAGCGAAAATGATAAAACTCGAAGGTAAAAGTCCAAGTTATGAATGGGAATGTGATCCAGTATTTGATGCATTGTCAAAACCTAAAAATGAAGAACAAGCAATAGTTCAGAAACAAAATCATGGTAGAAATCCTGATCCAGTTAATTATCCTTGTATAGCAAGTATGTTAAATGGAGCAGTTCGTGGAAGTCGTCATGCAAGTGCACTTAGAATAACAGCTCATCTTAGATGGACATATCCTGAAGATGTTGTTAGACTTGTTATGGAAGGCTGGAGACAAAAAGTAGATTCAAAAGACCATCCATTTACTGAAAAAGAAATGGCATCAATTGTAGAAAATACTTATACAGGACACGGAGGTTCTGGTTATAGGTATGGATGCAATGATGAAATTATGGATAGTCATTGTAAAAATACTTGCCGTCTATATAAAGCTAAAGCAAGTCAGACATTGATGGATGCATCTAGCATGGAAGCTCAGTTAATAGACTTCTATACTAAAGAACAAAATGGTATCAATTTAGGAGAGCCATATGGACAAGACTTCCCTGTTTATCCAGGTGAAGTTGTAATAGTTCAAGCTCCGCCTAAATCAATGAAAACAATGGTATTACAAAATTGGGTAAACCACTTTAAAAGGCCAACATATTTCATGGAAATGGAGATGTCACCTAGACAAATGTGGTCCCGATTTGTAATGATAGAGAATGGTTGGAATGAAGAACAGATAAAAGAGCATTATAGTCAAATGAAGAATGGTATTTCTCAAGGATTCAATTGGCTTACAATGGACTACTCTTCTTGCCATCCGTTTGAATTACAAAAAAGAATACAGATGCTACCTCGTAAGCCAGAGATTGTTATTGTCGATCATATGGGTCTATTAAGATCTAAACAGAAAGATAATAATATGAAAGGTGAAGAAGCTTCTCAAGGCTTAATGGAACTTGCAGTGCAGCAAAATATAATTGTAATTGCTGTAAGTGAAATTACTAAACAAGCTTTTAGTGAAGGAATGAATTTGGCGTCAGCCAAAGGCTCATTTAGGATAGCATATAATGCAAATAAAGTAATCAGCATCACTCCCTCAAAGAATAAAGATGGTCATATTAAATCTTTACACATTAAATCTGAAGCTAATCGTGAAAGAGAAGTTTTAGATGCAAGAGTTTGGGTGAATGGTGTTCAAATCAAAGGACAGGAGAAACCAGCTTATGAGCAGCAGGTCTTTAATTGAAATAACAAAAGATCTAGTCTTAGCGAGAAATGATTACGAGGTCTTCCAGGAGGAGGATCTCATGAAGCGAGTAGACGAACATATTACCGAACTCTATACTAAAGAGGATGGTACATATTTCTTTTATCAGCAAATTGAGAGTCAATTAGAAATCGGTCAAAAGCAATTAGATAAGATCGGTTTACAAATGAAAGTAATGAAGAATATGCAAGAACGCATTAAGCAGAACATAGTCGGTGCGTTTTCAGCAGCTGGTCAGTTGCCTGCACATTCTGAATTTAACCCTATTAAAATCTCTCAATCTGCTGGCTCGGTTGATGTAATAGATGAAAGCAAAATACCTGAATACTATTTTGTTGAAGTCACTACTCAAAAGCTAGATAAGAAACGCATTCTCAAAGAACTTAAGAATGGTGAGCAGATCCCTGGGGTTAGGCTCATCAGAAAGGATTATGTTCGGGGAATGAAGTAACTTGAAAAAAGTTAAACTTGGAAGCGGGACTCAATCTTCTAAAGTAAAGAAGTATTGGGTCTTCGCTCCAGAGTACAGGAATATGAATAAATATGAAAGAGATAGAAAGCTTGCAAGTGTTGGCAGTTATAATGGCAATTGTTGGTGGATTAAAGAATATTTAACCATGTATCCTAATCGTATTCTGGATAAAAGTAGAAAAAAATTTGAAATGTAAATTTGGGCTGAGACTGAGAGAAAACATCGGAATTTCCTCTCCAAGGATCAGATTAGCCTAAATGGTTGAGAGAAGTTAATTGGAGGCGTGGACACCGAGAAACGTAAGCGCATAACTTCTCTCATAAAATTAGACTTGTCTGGCATACGCAAGGCAGAAGACTTAAAACGTATACGGGTCGCTATGCATTGTATGCCACAGAATTTAAATTAAGGAGGAATAATGGGAAAAATGAAGATATATTGGGAAGAAGAGTCAGCTTTTGAAGCAGCACAAGATGAAGCATTATATGAAAGCTTGTCTACTTTCTTAAATAGTGGAGGCAGTGAATTAGGATATGAGAATGGAAAAAATATACCAGATTCTGAAGATTGGGATGACATTCTTATAAATGAAATAAAGGCAGAAGTGTATTGGAAGTTAAAACACCATACCCCTGGAACGCAAGACGCAGCTTAACCAAAAGATTCGATAAAATGGATTTAATAATCTTTTTATTGATACTAGACAAGATCGCAATAATGATATTGTTTTGGGCTTTTAACTAGGGCGGGTACGCTCCTTATAGTACCTTAATGAATGTATATTCCATATAGCTGCCTGCCTTGGTTATTAAATACATAAAGAAATGCAGTATTCATGAGTTCTTTAAGTGTGAGATATGCTCACAGAGATCAAAATACTGGTATGAAGCAACACCATCTTTACCTGGCATTGCTAATTGGGAAAAATTAAAATGCTGTAAAGATTGTGCAAGAAGAGAAGTAGGACATAAAGCTAAAAATAAATGGGAGAGAATCCATGACAACAAAGACTAAAAAAGAACCTAAAACTGATAATAAAAAAGAACAATTGCAGTTTAATGATACTGTGATTGATCAGTTTAAAAAATATCAACATGCAATCCAAACTTTAGATTCAAGGATATCTAGAATTGAAAGAAGGATGGGACTAAAACGTGAAGTTTAGTAGGATGAAAGTCCTTATGGATGATATCTGGAAACAAGTTGAAAACACTAGAGATGCAGGTCAAAAAGAATATGCTCATGATGAGAATAATGTATTTGGAAACTTTGAAAGAACAGGTAAGGATTTAGAAATAAGTCCAATGTCTGTTTTATGGATATTCACAAAGAAGCATATTGATGGAATAACAGCCTATATAAAAGGGCATAAATCACAACGAGAAGATGTTCGTGGGAGAATAAAAGATACTATTGTATACCTGATGCTCCTATGGGCTATGATCGAACAAGGGGAGTCAGATGGAAGAAACTAAAAGAAAAGTAAAATACGTTAAGATGGGTGGAGGAATAGCATATAAGAATAAAAACTATGACCCTAATAAAAAGCTACCAATGTTTACTGGTACTATTGATTTAGATGATAAGTTCTTAGATAATATGGATCCACAATCACCTATTAAAATAGCGGTTTGGAGAAATAGTTATGATGGGAAAGAATCACTCGGATTCCAACTTACACAAGAGAAAGAAGGTTAAACCTTATATACGTTGGGACAAAGAAACAGACGAATGGGAATGCAGGTCTTATGTAGAATATGAAATAATAAAAAAAGAACCCTTAGAAATAAAGGAGGCTAAAATGCCAAGAAGAGAATTATTGGATTCAATATCTAGATCTGTAATTACATTGAAGGATAAAAAAGATATTATTCGAAATCCTAATATGAAATCTGACCTAGAAACAATTGACAACTGGTTAACTCTTGAATACGAAATGCTAAATCCTGAATATGAGCCTGCATTACAGGGTCATTTATCAGGTGACTATGAAATTAATTGTGTAGACGGAGGTTGAGATTAAGCTTGCAGATAAAATAAGGGCATGCAAACGATACTTTACTTGGAGTAAAGAAGAGATTGCTACTTACTGCAAAGTTTCGGTCGAAGCTGTAAAAAAAGCATTAAAGGAGAAAAAATGAGTAAGGATATAGGACATCAATGCATTTATTGTTTAAAAGATACCTCCTGGGGTTCAGGTTTATTTGTTGATAGAATACCTGCAGATGATGGAGAAAATGATGGTTATGCTTGTAGGGATTGTCAATACTACCCAGATGATGAAGAATAAAAGGAGAGAAAATGAAAATCACTAAAGAAATGGTAGAGTATTGGTATGGTGGAACGTGTGTAGTACCTAAAGATGTACTCCGAGATATTGTAGATATTGCAAACGGAGATTACAAGGTGGAAACATTGAGAAATGATATAAAAGAAACATGGAGCGTACACAATGACTAAAGAGCTAATCAGAACTACTATATGTGACAGCTGTGGATCTGAAAATATAGAGCAATTAGAATGGAGAAAAGTAAATTCAGGTGAGTTTTGTTCATCTCATGATAAGAACTTACCTGAAGTTCAATGGTGTTGTGACTGCGGAGAACATGTAGCATTTGCAACTAGAGAAGATCTAGAGGAGATTAAAAATGAAAAAACACCCAGTAAGTGAAAAATGGATACTTTCAGCTAGAAAGAAGATGTTAAAAGCTGCTAAAAAAAGGTTGAGTCGAAAAACTCCTTATCCATTCGGGTTTGAATATAATAGGGAGAGAAAATAATGGCTAAGAAATCTAAAGATAAGGGGAATCGATTTGAAAGGGAGATTGTTAATACGTGCAAGGATGCAGGTCTGGATGCTAAACGTGCTTGGGGTTCTAATGGTAGGTCTCTTGGCTGGCATGAGGAAGTTGACGTTCTACTTGGCAAAACTTTCAAAATACAAGCTAAATGTAGAAAAAAACTTGCTGACTTCTTATTACCAACTGAACACGTTGACGCAGTCGTCTGTAAACAAGACCGAGGAGAAACACTAATAATTCTTAGGTTTGATGATTGGGTTAAAGGTAAATTAAATTATGAACCAGATGATGCCTGACCATAGATGGAGACTTCAACTAGCACATGAGAAAAAGATAACTGATCTTTTAGATCGTTGGGAGAAGTCTAATAAGATAGAATGCTTAAGAATATCTTACGAGAAGACTTTTGAGTCAATATTAAAAGAATACTTTGGCATTGCGAAGTAGAATAGAGGGGGGCGGTAGCCCCCCGATTCTATTATATTAATATCCAAGTCCTCCACGTCCAAGTCCACCACCTCCTATTCCACCTTTCTTCAATGAGGAACCTTTATCTTTGGAAAGGTCCTTATATATATCCTTCCCTGTTTTAGCAATATTCCCAATCCCAAGTCCATATGCTCCAGTAAAATCACCATACTTAGCTTGATCAAATACATGATCCATTTTCTCCGTATCCTTAGCAGCAATAAATCCAATCAAATTTTCAATAGTATCATATGTAAAACCAACTCCAACACCAAATTGTAAATGCCTAAAGAAGTGAGTAAAGGCTTTATTAAAATCCTCTTCCTTCTTTTCATCATCATCACCCATTTCAGATGCAATATATGATTTTAACATATACATAGGAATAGCAGTTAAAAGAGATACCATATCTGAAGTCCCTCCTCCAAGCTTTCTCATTCCAGGAATGTTTCTCATAAAAGTACCAACTACAGGAATCCTTAACATAACTGGAGCTACAAGAAAGAAATCATACATCACAGTAAATAATCCCTGTAAATAAAACGATCTAAGTGCTGCCATATCTTTTTGATTAGATTCTCTTAATGTTTTAGCAGATGTACCAACTGATTTAAATATAGTCTTAACCCCTGCAGAACCCCGTGACATCCAATCATCAGCATCCTTCTCTGTTAAATAAGCATTATATACCATTCTAGCATCCTTACCAAACTTTTGCTGACTCCAGCTTGCAAATCGATAAAAAAGTCTTCCTATAGGTGTTCTATGAGCCTCTCCATATTGAGGAGCTTCTAATGCAAAATCTAACCTATCTGCAAAATCCCTGCCTGCATTTAATGCTCCAAATAAAACCTTCTTATTCCTCGCTCTTTCACTATCAGTTCTTATCCTTCCAGTTCCCTTTTCAACTCTTTCAGTTCTTTCAATTAATTCATGTGGTAATACTTCTTCACCATGAGCTTTTAAATAAGATTGTACACCTGCAACGAAACTTGTACTTCTTGTCCATGCCTCTGTTTTTCCCATTGTAACAGGCATAACGTCAAATATTGAAGTATAAGCCTTAGAAATGCCTTTCATCCAATTAAGTGGATTTGCTTTACCACCTTTAGAATATTTGGGAGTATATTGCTTATTGATTGAAAAGTTTGCAAACTTATTCATAATCTCATGCATTCTTCTGGTTCTAAAAAAAGCATTCCGTTTCCTAAGTTCTTCCATTTCAATTATGATAGGAACACCATATTGAGAACCTTTAGTTTTTAATGTAAGCTTAGTAGCTTCTTTAAGGAACTCATCATAATACTTGGATTCATTTTGAGAATCTTTTTTTACATTCTTATGGTATTTCATCATAGACTTCATAACACCATGTGCTACATCATATCCTTTTTCTCTAGATTCCATTTCACCAATCAGACTATCGCTAAAATAATCTGAAAACTGAGTTACATTAGATATTTCAAGCAAACGCTTTAAACCAGGCCATTGAGTATCATTCTTTTGTGTTTTACTGTAATAACCCCAAGCGTTCTTAAACCTTCCATAACCAAGCTCTGTTATTTTTTGGAAGTTTTGAAATGAATTTATAGCAGCTGTCCCTACCCCGCCTAATGCCCATCCTGCAACATACTTATTTACAAGTTGAAACCTATCATTTAATTTTCTCTCATCAATATTTAATCCATACTTACCTAGTCTCCTGCTTAATCCACCTGGAGAAATATCTCCAAATATTGGAACTAAAGTTCTGGCGTCAGGATGTCCCATTGTACCTTTATATAATGATATCGCAGCATCTTTAGCAGCTTGATTATCACCAGCTTGTCTTAAAGATTGTAATAAAGCTACAGTCATATTATTTCTTTCAATAGTATGAAGATTATTATGAATGTATTGGGAGTAAACATTTCGATCAGTTCTCATTGTCATTGGATCTAATGCATTACTTATATGTTTTGTATATACTGAGTCTCTTCTAGCCATTATTGTATGGCCTGTAACTTCATCTATAGGATTATTATCAATAGCTTGTAATGATTTCTTAAACTTTGCTATACCAAGAGCAGTTTTGCGATGCTCTATCCTAGTCATCATCCTATCATTTTTATTTAAATCTTTGTTTTTCAACCTTTCTTCTAATTTGGTTTTTTTCTTTTCCATAGCATCAAGAGCCATATCCATTTCCATTGGTAGGGTGTATGGATCTCTCTGGATAGGCAACCTATTTTTATAACCCATTTCTTGAGTTTCTAAAAACATAGTTTCAAATATATTAAATTGAGTAAAATCTTTAAGCTGGTCAATAGTATCTACTAAATGCTGAGGTATTTCAATATCAGTATCATTGTTGAAAACAACTGCAGCAATCTGCTCTTTAGTATATGTTTCTCCTGTTTGAGGATTAGTAAACCATATCTGAAGTTCTTCAAGCAACTTTTCTTGAGTATGAGCAAAAGCACCTTTAGTACGAGTTTTCTTACCTGTATTAGGGTCGGTATGTTCTTTACCATTTAAAAAAACATGGAACTCATCATGTATCTGTAACGCTTTTTTCTTAGCTGTAAATAATTCATTTTTAATCTCATCAGAAAGCTCAATATGCTGCTTTAAAAAAGATTGTACTCTTAAATCCAGATTCCCATGCTTCTCTACATCATAAGCCTCTATCTCAATAGGCTCTTGCCAATCAAACACCTCATCACCAGTGTCATATTTTTTAACAGTATTAGTTCCCTTTGATTTATCATTTATTATAACAGGAGCATACTTATTATGAATATAAAACTTCTTAGCTTTTCTATCAAGCTTGATCCAACCTCTAGCATAATAATGAAAAAAGTCATTTACATATTTAATCGCATCTTCTTCCTTAACACCTTTTACATTTGCTATTTTTTTACCTAAATTAATAACATCCTCTTGAATATCATCCATCCCATAATCTCTAGTCCATTGTTGCTTTTTAGGCTTCTTATCTCTTCCTATAATAATTCTTTCCTGAATCTTTTCAGCCCATCCACCTAAAAACTTTTGAGCATTCTTTTGAACTCTTGTAAGATAGCCAGATACATTTCCCTCAATAATAGCAAAAGAGCCTGTCTCATCTTTGTATTTTAAATACTTAGGCCTTGTGTAGGGAATTACAAAATTTTTATTGTACCATCCATTTAATCCATCTTTTCTACTTGCCCAGTTAAATGATTTCCAATACATTTTTTTAACAGTGGCTTCTGGCAAACTCATTAAATCAACTTTACCATTCTTATATACTAATTTATCAGAGCCTATCATCAATGCTTCTTTTTCAATATCTGCAAGCATAATTGCTCTTCTAATATGATTGCCTTTTAACACTCCTCTTAACTTGCTTACCCATACCGCTTTTTTATTCCCATTATAAATTTTCAAGAGCTTTTTTGTAAGCTCTTCTTCTGTTACCTGGGTACCACTTTCAAACGCATCCATTACTTCATTTTCTTTATCAACCGTAACATCCTCTGCGCATACAGCATCTATATCAATAACTGCCTGATTATCTTCAGCTGCTGAAGCATTCTCTAAAATTGTTCGTGCATTATTAACATTTTTACATTGGCTCATTTAAGCTCTCCTAAATCTTGCATATTGTTTCTACAACATCTGTAAATCTAGCATTTATCCTAACATCGCCAGACGGCTTCTCATTTCTCATTAATTGATTGTACTCTTGATTATACATCTGCATTACTTTGGGATCTAACAATGAATACATACCTTTGCTTTCCCCATAAGGAGGTAATGATGATGTATTCTTTTTCTCTCCTACTGAAAGATTATTTTCTTCAAATTGATTTAACCCTGACTCTTTTGAAATCTTATCAAAACCTTCTAAGAATGCAAATGTAGCTGCAACTTGTGATGCTTGAGGAAGTGTTTGAAACATCTGACCCCACTTAGAAACAAACTTTAACAATTGATCATTTTTCTCCCATGCTTGTGGTCCTAAAGATTGATTTTCAGATATTATTTTTTGAAAATATTCACCACCCATTTCCCTAGCATATGTAACACCTTTTTTAACATCTTCTTTAAACTGAGCCAATCCACCTGGTTTATCAATATAAAAGTTTCTAAAAGCCATTATCATCTGCCTAGCTTTGTTACCAATATTATTAATTGAAGTAGTATGATTTGCTAACTGTCCCTTGTAATCAATTCTATATGGTGTCTCTCTATTAGCCAATACTTTAGCTGTTTTATTAGTAATATGATCTTTATCTTTTGCATTACCAGATCTATAAAACTCATCTAATCTTGCAGGTAATATTGCAATCTCTTCAGCAACATGCATTCCAGATTTAAATCTCAGCCAATCTTTTCCTACTGTACCCATTTCATCTGACTTTTGCATTTGCTCTAATTTATGTCTCTCAAAGTTTACTTTAGATTGAATCGTACCAAAACGATCTCTAACATATTCTAGATATGAATAACTTTCATTAATACTGGTATCAAAACGATGTTTTTCAAAGTTAGCATTTCTTCCTCGCCTAAACCTATTAGGCATTTTATGTTCATTAATAATTGCTTTTATAACATTCCATTGTCTATCTGAAATAGCAGACTTCTTTCCTTCACCTCTATCAACTTTAAACATCATTCTTTTAATTTTTTCTAAACTATACCCTAAATCTTTTAATGCTAAATGCTCTGCGTTATCAACTGATGCTTGCAATAATAGTCTATAATAATCATCTAAATTAATATCAGTCCCAGGTAAGACCTCCTTTGGAGGTCGTATGGTTATAAGCTCTCCATCAACTACTATAGATTCAACTATTTCTTGCAAGGTTCCATAAGTAGATTGAACATTTGCTATCTCACCAATTGCCTTAGTTCCAAATGCTAAAGCATCTGAAAGCTTGTAATATTCCCTTCTATCAGATACATCAATTTTATCTTTTTGAGTAACATACTTTGAAAGCTGAACAGGAGTTACTGGGATATCTTTAGTGACTGATTTATATATATCAGTCATCTCATCAGTTAAAAGTTCAATAGCAACCTTATCACCATCTTGATCACCTTCAAATCTCACATATACTTCCTCAGGATGCATTTCAACAAGACCACCATAAGCATCTACATTCTTAACTCTCATCATGGTCGCTCCACCAGCGTATGGGATTGGAGATCTAGAAACAAACACTTCTAAATTTCTTGTTTCAAGCCAGCTATTTAATTCAAATCTAGTAGGTTCTGGATTGCCTGTTTCTTTCATATATTTATCAATAACAAAATCAGCCTGTTCATAGGATAATGAAACTTCACCTTTTTCAAGATCTCCTGTTAAATTAGGAGCAATATCAGACATAGTGCCTGGATTATTAGAAAGCTGAATGCCTTTCTCAAGAATAGCAGTCTGAACAATCACATTTAACATTCCTTCAATATCAGGATGCATACCAGCGTCTAATTTAGTTTTCTCAACTAATGAGTGCGCTAATCCTTCTGGATACTCACCTTCAAGTTTCTCTAAAAATGCTTGAACTTTTTGCTCTGATGTTAGTTCTGTATCTACAACCATTTCCCAAGCTTCTTTTATCTTATTGGTAACCTTTGGAAGCATGTCTTGTTTAAATAATCTTTTGATCTGTGGATCACGAATGTAATTGTACCACTGCATTGGGTGTTTAGAGGTTGTTTTGTTGCCTTCAGCGTACTTTATCAATCCAATTGAAGTTCCCTTTAGCTTAAAGCTTTTCCCTTGATTAACAGCATCCTCGAAGCCTCCATCAAGCGCCTTTGCTTCATCAGATGTAAGCATCATATCTAGCTTTTCACCATCCTTAGTAACAATATCTCCATTAGCATCTACTTTAGCAATCATTTTACCATCTTCTAATATCTCTAATCCTATTGGAGGCGCATAATGCTGATGCTTAAAGATTCCAAATCCATTGCTACTATTTTCATACATTACTGTTTTAGCGTGATTAATTCCTTCTTTCATTCCAAATGAAAATGCCATATTATTAAAGAAAGTTCTAGATGTAAGTGTCCCACCATCACCAATATATTTTGGTTTACCATCAATCATAATAGTTGCAGGATTAATTTTACCCTTAAATCTAAATGAGACTTTGTTAAAGTCGAATACCTTGATATTAGCATCAGGCATTTCAGTACTTCTTATAACTGGTGTAAATGGAACTTTAATACGCTTCATTATTTTAGCCCCATCACCTTTAAACATCATACCAGGCATATATGCTTCAATAGCTTCAAACCTTGCTATTTCTTGAGCTTTAAAAAACTCCATATCTGCTTGAGTTTTAATACCTAATTTTTCTTTATCCTCTTTGGTAAGGTTTAATCCAAGGAAGTTATTTAACATATTGCTTCTAGAGCGTAATGCTTTTTCTAATTCTTTGCCTGAAAGCTTTTTCTCTAGCTTGGTTCTTTCATTAGCTAAAATACCAGTCCAATATTTCTTTGCATGCTTACCTAAAAATGCATGTCTATCTGTAAGCATTACAAATCCCATCTTAGCACTATCACCTCTATTAAATACTGGAACCATACCATTTTTACCAACATTCTTTAAGTTAGCGCTTAATTTATATAAGTCTTCTTCTGTAAGGAAGTTATAACTTTCTACTCTTTTTGCACCTCGTTGTTCAATCAAATCATTCCCAGAAAGCCATGCTAAAGGGACTAAATCATTCCCATTAGAATCTCTTTTAAGATCCCATTCTGCAAGCATTTTTCTATCTGAATCAGGATTAGTTTTATTGGTTAAAACATGTTTAGGACCTTTAGGAGAAACAATTCCAAGAGTTTTATTCATTACAAGATTAAGTCTTTCATTGCCAATACCTTTATCTTGATTAACTCTAAGCTTATTCTTTTGAGATAACCACCATTGTTTTAATTGACGAGTATTTTTCTTAACTGCACTTTCGGTAAATACAATCCTATGCTCTTCTTCAAGATTTCTCTTTTGATCAACAAGCATTTTAACAAAATTATCAAATGTCCCAGCCTTTGCAGCAAGATTATATAGCTTGGCAGTTTGGTCTTGATTTAATATTACTCCCATAGAATTAAATGTTCTTGCAGCAATCTTTCCAACACCCCTAGCATCAATGCTATTGTTTTCTAAAGGCATTAAGTCCAAACCTTCATTCACTTCATGCAATTCATCCTTAATAATATCAAAAGAATCTTCCTCATCTAAAAAACTAACACCTTCACCTTCTCCTGCAGTCTTTAAGAATTTCATATACTTATCACCTTCAAACCTTTGTGCAACCCATCTTCTATAAAGATCATGGTATTCCTTAGGTACAGAATTAAACACTTGTCTATTAAACTCATTTAATTCAATTCTTCCAGGTTTCTGCATCACAATATTCTTTCTAGCTTTTGCTTGAGCGTTATTCCAAAGTTGATTGAATAAATTAAATCCTTGGAGTTCAGATAATGAACCTTCCTTAATATTTTGCAATCGCTCTGTTTTACTTAAAAATGCATCTGCTGTAATTTGATTAGCATTCTTACCTTGGAAAAATCTATCTGCGATTAGTTCCTGGTATTCTTTAGTATTTAAACCTTTAAACTGCTTCTTTGCTAAAAGCCAAAATCTTCTAGCGAATCTTTGAATCTTTTTTGGAATGCTATTTCTAGTAGCCCTATCCACATAATCGACACCAATATATTGTGCCATTTGTTCCATTGCATCGTCTAAGCTAAGGTTTTCAGATTCCATTATTGACTCAATGGCTGATACTACTTCCTTATTTTTATTAGCATATAAAATATCTAAATAAATATGAGAATACTCATGTGGAGGAGTATCTAATCCCGCCTTATCTTCACTCCATTGTGCTGCAAGTCCTAAAGCTTTCCCAGCAACTTCGTTGCCGTGCTTATCAAATACCTTCGCTAATTCTTCACCCTGAATATTCTTAAATGTTTTACCAAGTCTTTCAATTATAAGGTCAGCAGTTTTTCTATTCTCTTTTATACTTTCCTGCTCATTAACTACTTGCAACCTCTCATCTAAAATATCACCCAATGTTTTAGGACCTTCAGGTTCCTTTGAAGTTTCCTCTTCTGCTTTTTCAACAGGCTTCTGTTCAGTAGGTTTCTTCTCAGCTTTTAATTTATCCTTATAAGCTTTACGGCTTTCCTTTAATTCATTTTCAGCGTTCTGTAATTTCTTTAATCTGGCCTGATCTGCTTTAAAATTTTCATCTGGACTCTTACTATCATCATACTCTAAAGGTTTTGAGAAACGTGTAATCTTACCTTTTATAGAACCCTCTTTACGTTTTTGCTTAGAGTCAATAACTAATTCTGTAGGTTTTGTCTGAACAGGTGCAGGTCCTTCAGGTGCTTGCTGCCCTGTTGGAGTAATTGTCCCGTCTGGATTTATACTTCCTATAGGGGTAGCTTCATCTTCATCTAATAATGCTTCTTCAGCTTGAGCAGCTTCGCTTTCAGCTATAATTTTAGCTAAATTAGCATCCCCTTCTTTAGTCTTAAGAACTTCATCTGTTAATCTTTCAGGAGCTTTAGCTTCAAGCTTGGCAAGTATATCCTTCTTGCTCATCTTCTTATGGCCTGGAATATTATTTGCCTTAGCTACATCACGCAAGTCTGCTAAAGATCTTTTTTTAGCTTTAGCCATCCATTCATCATGCTGTTTTTGTCTTGCCTCTAATATAGCAGGATGAACTTTGTCAGCTGGAGCCTCTTGAGAAGGCCCTTGGTCTACTTTTAAACTACCTAAATTAATAGCTTGAGATTCATCTAATAAATCAGACTCATCTAATGGTGTTTCTTCTTGAGGTACTGGATTATCTAATACTTGAGCATCATTCTTTTCTAACTGTGAAGGTTGACCTACATTCTTATCTAACTCTATTGGAGAAGACCCGTCAGGGTCTGGAGTATCCTCATCCTTCTTATCTAAGTTATTGAATTTATTAATTGTTTCATCTATTTGATCTAACTCAGCAGATTCATCAAATGGTTTATCATCATCAAACCAACTTTCATCATCCCAAGGATCTAAAGGTTGAGTTTGATCTGCTGCAGCATCACCATCAATAACTTGATCAGCTGCTTCAAATATGCTTGAAATATCTTCACCAAAATTATCATTATAGTTATCTATAAATTCTGCTTGATCTATTCCAAACTGATCTAATACAGAGCTACCATCTTTCATTACCTCTGTTTTAATAAACTCAGCTTCACCTTTCATATCTGAAATATTTAATTTATCTTTAGCCTTTTGAGCCCTATCATCCAATGCTAGATTATAATCATCATCTTCAGTGAGAGGCATCATACTTCTTATAATAGCTTCCTCATCTGACATTTTATCTGGATCTTTAGTTTCTTGCGTTGGAATACTAGGTGTAGTCCCTTCTGAACTTAAATCTGATTTTTGACCTTTATCTATAATATTAGCAATGTCTGCTCTTAGAAAGTCATAAGTATCCTCTACAGCACCCTCACCAACTCCTGTAACCTTAACACCAGCACTAACAACACCTCCTGGTATAAATCCAGCGGCAGATGTTAAAAACGATTCTACAGCCTCAGGAGATTGGGCGGCTTCTTTAAAGTCTGCCCATAAATTCTTAACAGCTTCATCATAATTCATTGACCCAGTATCAGCTCCATACTTTTTATAAGCATTTTGAACCATTAACTGGGCAACCTGCTGTAATCCCTCTTGTGTAGCTTGTTCTAAATCTTGTATAACAAAGCTTCCAGCACCAGATGCAATTTTTTTAAGAATACCTTTCTTTCCTCCGTCAGTATGTCTAAGTATTACATCCATTATCTTATTGCTCATAAGCTTACCACCAGTCTTTTTAAGACCAGTAAACTTGAGCATATTATCAAGTTGCCAATATTCAATTGCAGATGAAATACCACCATATATCATTGCAGTATTTCTAGCAACCTCTGAAGCTTGTGCAGGTTCTAATCCTTTTTCATTAATAAGATATTCCATTGCCTCATTGTATTGAGCAGCAGATTCCATGCTAAACATCACAGCAGCTCCACCTGCAGGACCCATAGTTGCAGTAGCAATAGTTGATGCAGCTATTGAAGGTATTAAAGTAGCTACACCTCTATGTATATAATCAATGTCTGAGAATATTTTTTCAACAGACATAGGGTTTTGCTTCTGCCATTCAAGGTATGCTTCTAGCTTGGGATTATTTTCTTCCCAAGACTTGATCTTATCATGAGTCAACTTTCTTCTAGTCTCAGATAGTTCAATTAAATTTTTAACACCAGATTGTTGACGCTTATATTCTGGAGTAACTACCCTCTTAGGAGAAGGTAACGTAATTTGTTTTACTTCACCTGTTGATGGATCAGTCCAATTAGCAATAGGAACTTCTTTCTCCCAAGGATGCTTATATACTTCATTAGTTTTAACATTGTAAAAATGCTTTTCTTGAAGGTCATAATAATAATTAGGCATCTCCTCAGCACTTGGAATCGCAGCATTATAATTATATTTTGGAACTCTTGGATTAGAGTCTAAGCTTTCTTGTAATTTTTTAGCATAATTAGTAAGAAGCATAGCATCCATGCCTGCAGCAGTGCTTATTCCTAAACTCTTAAATACATGTGCCATATAAGTAAAATCTTCATCAATACTTTGGTCACTAACAAATCCATGCTTTGGACCTACAGCATATTCAGGGTCTGAATTAAATGTACCTTGAGGATTAAATCCTGGCTGATTAGGTTGTACTATACCTGTAATAGTATATTTATTAACTGCATCAGATTCTTTCTGCTCTGGAGTCCTGTTTTCTTGTACGGGTTCTAAAGGTGTAGAACTTTTTCCTAATACATTCCTATACTGTCTGCCAAGACTTGTCTTTAAAAGATTATCTGCTAATTGATCATCAGAATAAGAAGCATAATAACCTGGATTACTACTTCGTACTCTTGATAGAAGTTCTTCTCTTGTCATTAGGGTAGTTTCCTGTTTTCCTTTAATAGATCAATATATTCAACAAGCTTATTTTGATCTAAGTTTGGGATATTTAGCTGAAGCTCATAAGACATGATATAGGCATCATTTGCTTTCTTTTGCTCAATATGTCTTAAAAATACATCCTCTGCCAACATATCTTTTTGATCAGGATTGGTTTCGCCAAAAATCCATCTTCGATCTGCAAATTCAAAGTTATCTGTCCAGTCATCATGTTCTTCAACATGTTCAATAATTGCTTGTATTTTATCTTCTTCACTTATATCGCCAGTCATTGCTATTTGATCTGAAAGGCCAGATACATCAGCCATTCTGATTAAGTTTCGGTTTATATGTTTACTCATATCATATGCTGTTTCTGGAGTAAAATTCTTAGCAGTGGTAGTTGGCTTATCTGGAAGATACCATGCCATTTCACCATATTTTTTATTGCTAAAATTATCTTTATTTATTCCACCTACTGCATCATAGAAACTATGAAGTGAATTTAAATATTTTTGATTTGGATCATCTGCATTTCCAGTTCCAAAAGAGCTTCCACCACCACTACCACCACCTGCTAAATCGTTTAATTTATCAAGGCTTGATAATTGAGAGATTGATAAAGCCATAGCTTCTTTTTCACTTCTTAAAGCTGAACTAAATGCTAATCTATAATTTTCATCTTTATTAAGCTTTGTAACCATTTCTGGATCTAATGTTTTCATAGCTGCTTCTAATTCTGAACCAGGTTCTGGAGCCCAAGTATTAAGTGGATTGCCTTCTTCATCATAATCTTGTTTCCATTGTCCTTCAAGCATAAAATTCTTATGCATATTCATAAAGTTAGGACCCCAAGCTCCTGCAAGAGTTTCAGTTTTCTCCGCAACATCAGAAACCTTATTTAAACCATTCATATATTCTGTAAGTTTGGATAAATCTTGGACTTGTTTTTCATTAAGATCAACATATTGCTGATAGGTTCCATCAATAATTGCCTTACCACTTTCAGTTTGAAATTCATCAGGCAAAGAATAACCTTTCTCTAAGATGCCTCTCTTATAGGTTTGAAGTTCATTCCTAGTATCTTTATAAATAGAGAATGCTCTATCAGCCTCTCTTTCTGCAGTTCTAAATGCTCTGTCAGCCTCTTGCTGATTCTTCCTTGAAGTCTCTTGCAGTTCAAGCATTTTAAGCTGATTGTTTTGATTGGCTATTCCTAATCCAACATCTGCAGCTATATTGACTACATCCATTAATTTATCCCAATTCATTATGTGCCTCCATAATTATCTAATTCTTCTTTAAGGGCTTTAAATTGACCTTCTTCTACTAATCCTTTTTCAGTAGTTTGATACCAAGTAGATAGCAGATTATTCATTTTATCTCTTATATTTGAAACAACATCAAGCTCTTCTTTTTCAGCAGATAATCGAGATTCTTCCATATTTAACTGAAGGTTTGTTGATGTATCTTTACGTTGATCATTATATTCATTTAAGCCAAGCTTTTCTCTTCTTGTGGTCGATCCAGAATATGCTAAATCTGACTTGCCTCTTTGACTTGCAATGCTGTCAACAAAACTTGATTGATTTGCGCCTATGGATCTCATTCCAGTATCATAAGTTTGTTTAATCTTAGTATCTCTGATTGATTTTTGACGATCTATAAATCCACCACTACCAGTATATGAATCTAATTGATCTTGCAAACCTCCCATAGAATCTTGTATTTGATCTTCCATATTTCTAATATCAGAACCTGCTCTATTGTCATGCGTTCCATATCTATCCCTTCTTTCTCTTGCTTCAGAGCCTGCTGCTGTTCCAAATATGCCCCATTGTCCTGTATTTGGATGCCATTTTGCACTACTCATATCTTACTCCTAAAGTTTGATTTCTAATTTCCATTGCACAACTTTCATATCATTAAATAGTCTTTCCCAAGCCCTACCATCTCTTTTGGTCGTAAATTGTATTTTATTACAACCTTTATTTATAGCAAAATCTTTGATTTTGTCCCATATTCTTAATGCTTCTGTTCTATTAGAAGGGTTAACCATAATTGTTCTAATCCAAAATATATCACCGTAAACTTTATAATCAAGCCATTCTAGAGCTTCTTCATCTAAGTTTACAAAGATCCCAGGACTGTCTTTAAAATCCTCTAAAGTATCTTTTGATTTATGTAAATACTTTTCTAATCCCATACCATATCCAGCAGGCTAAAACCTAAGGATGCTAATCCTAAAAATGGTGAAAATGGTGTCGGAACAAGTGCTGCTGCTCCTAATGTTGCAGATGTAGCTCCTAAGGTCTTATCTACTGTACTCATATCATCCCAGTTTTGTGACATATTATATGCATTATACGCTGCTCCCGCAGCACCTAAAACTTTACCACCTACCTTTGCCGCATCGCTTGAAGCAAATTTTTGTAATCCACTAAGCTCTTCCATTGGAGCTGTTTCTGCAACTTTTGCAATATCAGTCCCAGCAATATTACCAGCAGATTTAAATCCTTCAGTAAATTCCACAGGATTAATTTTTGCAGTTTCTTGTGCATAATCCATAGCTACCTCAGGTATACCTGCAGTAGTATTAATATCTGACATGTTAGTTACTAATTCA